CGGCTGCTTCAACAGCCTCGACGGGAGCGGTAGCCGACTCTACTGGAGCCTGAGTCACGACTTCTTCGGGCATTACTGTTCTCCTACTTCCTCCCCAGATTTTCTGGGGTTAATTATTATTGTCCGAAGCGATTATACTTCGGGTCGTCTGGATTTGGAATAACCTCTCCAAACGTATCTTCAATCGCACGCACAACAACAGATGCAGATCCGACGATTGTTCCCCGTCCAATCTGCTCATTGATCCTGCGCAGTGCATCATCCCATTGAACGCCCTTACCCTCTGACCCTGGCTCAATCGCGGACTTTCGCATCCACGCTGGGACACTGAAGCCGATCTGAGACGGGATCGCTGGGAACAGCATGTTGATGAAGTACAGAAGATCTGGCTGGCTGTTAATGAAGTTAACAAAGCCGTCGTCTCCATACTCCAACTCCTGCTGCACTGCCTCGGAGATCTCGCGGTAGGCGTTGAATCCAGCGCCTAGTCGCTCCCCACCGATAAGCGGCGTCTTTGCGGGAACAAATGGAATCCTCGTGAATAGAGCACGAGAGAACTCTGGGATAATTTTCGTCGTCATGTATGATAACGGATACACCCCTAGGAATGGGTGATTGAACGATCGGACGATATACGGGATGTCTTGTGCGTAGTAGATCGATCGGTTTGCTACCTTTGATCCTTGATCGAACGCATACTTAAATGCATCGATAGCCTCGTAGTATGTCTGTAGTTCACCTTCCGTTGCGTTTGCCATTCGTTCAGCAACGTGCTTTGCGGACAGATCGTCAATATACTTCATCGCAGTCACTGGATTGTTTCTAATCGAGTAGTCAACTGCAAGATTGTACGCAATCTCATACGGATCGTCAGTTCCATAAAACTTCTTTAAGTTCTCAACCGTCTTCGGGGCGCGAACCTCTAGGTCCTTGATGAAACGTTCGGCAGCCTCTCGGGAAGCAATCTTCTCGAACGCACCCCTTTTCCTGCCACCGACGTCCGTAACAAACTTAAATGCTTTGGTGTTGTTGAGTCGATCAAGCACAGTCATGAAGTCTTGATTTCTATACCCAACCTCTGCCGTTGTGTGCATCGTAGCGCGCATAATCGACTGCTGCATGTCGCCAAACTCTCGGATGACTGATCGCTTGCCAGAGAATGCTCTTGCGATAATCCTAGACTTGTTTTCTCCAATAATTGCATCTTGCGTGTCTCCGTAGATACCGCGTAGGTACTGGAAGAACTTAGGCTCAATGTTCTCTTGAACAAAGCGGAAAAATGGGTTTAGGAATGAGAACCTAAATAGCGGGTATGCAAAGTCTGTAACAATCATGACCCACGGAGCCTGTGTCTTAATGCCAGCAGTCAGCCTCGGGACAATACCAACCTGGGTAAGGTCGCCGTCGTATGCACGGAGGAGTGCTCGCAGGGCTGGGTTTCTTTGCGTCCCAATCCCCTTGGCAAGCCGCTGGTATGCTGCCTCGCCAAGCGTTGTGCGGGCAATCCTGTCAACATCTCCAGTAATTGTAGAGATACCAGCAAGACCCTTGACTGAGATATTCTTTTCAGTCGATGCCCTATGCAATGCAACCCACAGGTCACGAGCGTCGTATCGTGAGACACCAACATTTGCAGATGTGAGCAGGAATCGCTCGTAGGCTCGCTGTCGAATGGTTGCCGATCTTCGCTCTCCAAACGCAGTCTGCACAATCTTCTGGAATGCGTTTCTTTTATCTGCAAGACCAGTCGTGGCGTCGAGCGCAATTCCAGGCTTAAAGACATCGTCAGCCATGTCAGCAAACGGAGCAACAACCTTTGTTACAATCTCTCGACCAGACGTAGTCTCGATAACATCGATGGTCTCTTTCAGACCGCCTTCTGGCGCAAGCGCAAGTCGGTATCCAATCTTGGCTGCACGACGCTGAAGATCCTGTACCGATCGTGGCAATTTCTTTATTGTAGCGTTGTCTATGACTGTAACCTTTATTGCGTCATCGTCAAGGAATCGCAATACTCGTTTTGCATCAAGTTCCTCTAGCGGCGTGTTCCCGAACCGAGCATACAACTCGTCGTATTTGCTGATTGCAGCCCTTAGTACATTTGGAAGTTCAGCCTCGCTTGCTCCACTAATCGCCTTTTTTAGTGCCGCAATTTCGATTTCTGTAAGCGATCGAACGCCAGCAAGGGTTAGCCTCTCTATGAAATCAATTTGCTCAACGGTCTTTGGTCCTTTGGAAATACCATTTGCTCGGATCTCTCCGACTTCACGGCGAACCCTACCAAACGCCTGCTGTCGGCTCCATTCAAGTGCGTCAAGCGCATCTTCACGAGCCTTGGCGCCAGCAGATGCAGCACCGTTTACCCTTCCCATGACTGATCGTACGATTGGCGCAGCAGCCTCGTCAGAAATACCGAGACCATACTTAATCCACTCCCTAACCTGGATTTCTGCGGATGAAACGTCGTCAACCAAGGGATTAAGTTCAAGTTTATTCTCTCGGATTATCCGTGATGCGTCTGCGTCAATATCATCGGTAAAGTGTTTTCCGCGAGCCTTAAGGACTTCGGCGGCAGTTCTTTCGCCAACTTCGGCTGTTACAGTTCGCTGTTGGATTCTTCGCTGAAGGACGGTAACTGCTTGAAACGCTTCTTCTTCTGTAATTCCGCCGCGAACCCTTTCAACAATCTCATCAAATCCAGCAGGGTTGTCTGGGAATATTGAATCCCAGATCTCACGAGCCTTTTTCAAAGATGCGACTTTTTCTCCCTTTGCTGCAAGCCTCGGATCTACCGATGTAACGATTATATTGAAAACATCCTCTGCGCTTTCACCAGCAGACAACATCGAGTCAGCGACAAACCCATTTCTTGCAGCAGATTTTTCAAGCCCAGCAAGAACAGAGTTAATGTTGTTTGAAGCCTCTTCACCAAGGTTGAGCGTCTTACCGTTGACAACCTTCTTCACTGAGCCAGTAACCGTATTGAGTTCATCCCAGATCTTGGTGTTTACCGATGCACGAAGGACGGTTTGAGCCCTGTTTGCAGCAATCTTTGCCATTGCTGCCTCAGCATTCGTTCCAACTTTCAACGTTGCATTCACGCCCTTGGCAGCAACAGAAAATGGCTTAGTAAACCAGGTTAGCGGAATGTAGTTGAGCGGGTCAAGAACGAGGGACAGCGCAAGAGCGCCAAACCCGTCTCCGTATGTCTTTCCGCTTTCTTGAAGTTTTGCCGCTGCATCACTGTGCTTACCCTGTCGAATGAGGTCGCGTACTTCGGCAGGAAGTTCCTGGAACGCTTCGGTGCCCTGTTTTCTCGTTCGAACGCCAATTTCAGCGACTCCGCGCTCAACGATGTTTCCTGGAAGCGCAAGCGCACTAAGCGCCACATTGCCAGCGCCCTCCAGACCCTTAATTGGGATGTTTGCTACGTCGCCAATCGTTGGTCCGCCAGGGATTCCAATCTTTGATACCGCATCCGTTGCTCCGCCAATGAAATCTGCAATTGGATTCCCAATGAATGGAACGGAACGTACGAGACCGCCAGCGAGACCAGTTGCGGCACTGGCTAGTTGACCAGCGGCAGATGTAATGTCTTCTGGCTTACCACCAAACGACACGTCCAACTTTCCAACAGACGAGTTTTGTGTTTGCGTGTACGTGTTTATTGCAATCTTTGGAATTCTTACTGATACCGAAGAACTTCTTGCCCCTCGGTTTGGGTCAATAATGGACGGCATTAAACGCCACCCTTCCTTCCGCTATTAATTGTAGTTGTTGGCGGGGTCATGCCCATAAAGGTTCCAATTCTTTCTTTTGTGGAATCTCCAGAAACCCCCTTAAGGGATGGAGATCCAACCCCCATGATTGGCGGTGTCTTGATATCAATTCCGCCAAATGTCGAAATCGGAGTAGAAATGCTTGCCCGCTCAGATGCCCTAAAGTCAATAATTGGCTGGGCATTAAATAGGTTTGCCTTTGGCTGCGTCATAGTTGGTGTGTACGTCGTCGGAGCATTTGCAGACGCAACTCTGCTAAGGTATGAATCGCTACTTGGGATTGGAGCATTCCTGAAGAACTGATCCTGAATCAACTGTGCCGTGTTTTGTGCTGACGGAGCCTTCTTTGCTACGTATGGCTTGACGTCTGGCAGGTCAAGCATTGACGAAACGTTGATTGTCTTTGGGAAGAACTGCTTGGACTCATTGAGTGGTTTTCCAAAGAGTGCGTCAACAGTTGTGGCGGAATCTTTTCGAACAAAGACACCAGGTGAAGTTTGGGTATATGCGTCAGAATACGCAACCCTTGTGTACCTGGTTTTTCCGTCTGATCCCTTCGTGATAATTGTTTGAACCATTGGATCTTGACCATCAGTAGAACCTTCACCAATAAACTTTTTAAAGTCAGAAATCTTAGATTCGTATACGTCTGCCCCACCGACAACACTAGATTCTCTGGTAAGTCTGCTTTCACCGTATCCGACGTCGAATCGACCAACACGCTCGTTGTATATTGCAACTTGATCTTCAATCTTTTTCTTCTCTTCAGGGTCATCAAACGAATACGTAATCGCGTCGAGGATTGGCTTGGTGATTAGAGACTTTGGACCAGCATTCCTATATGAACCAGTTTTGTCGTTATTGATTGCATTCGTGATTGCAAGTGCTTGGTCAACCTCAACCACGTCCTTGTTTCGCTCCCTAGGAACAACGGCACCACCCTTGATAATTTTCCCTTTTACGATTTTAGTTGACGGGTCAAGGGCAAAGGTAATCCTTACTGGATTTCCAGTGTCATCATATTCTGGAGCGCCACCGTTGAGCATCTTGATTGGGGGAGCGGTGTATGTTTTTCCGTCAGCACCAACCCATACCCGAGTATCTGGGTAGTAGAAGCCCCAATCTGCACCACCAATCTCGGACCCATTGAGTGTTCCCTTAACTGGGATTCCCTGTCGGATCACTGGCGTCATCTTCCCGTTTGCATTTAGTTCAGCAAAGGTATATTCTCCCTTCGCCTGATCAGCCTGACGAATGCCAATTGTAGTTCCGATCCCGTTTGAATCCACAAATCGAACTGCCTTCCCAGTCTTAAGAAGCGCGGACATTTGTGTGGTCTTAGCAGCCTCTTCTGACTCAATTTGGCTATTTGTTCTGTCGTCACCATCGGCTGACTGCTTTGGAAGGATATAGTCAATTAGCGTAGACCCAATGGCGTCAATTGACCCACCAGCACCGCCAACCTCATATACCGCCTGTTCATTGGAAATAAGACCAGCAATAGCACTGCTCTTCGTTGAAGCAATACCCTTGCCAAAGGACGCGGTGGTGTTCCCCTTTAGGAAGTTAAGCCATTCTGCGTTAATGTTTTCGATAACAGAGTCATCGCCATTTGCCTTACCAATAAGTTCGATTTTCTTGTCAAATGCATCTTCATAGTCTTCAAGTGTGGTATCTTGATTTGTATATCGAGCAAGTTCTACCGAGTCATTGCGAAGACCCATTGCCTCCCCTGGGTCAGCACCGATTGCCTTTGCTGTTGCAACAAGACCTTTGCTGTTATCCCTGTATTCATTGAGCGCGGCGTCGAAGTCTGCTTGCGCAGAGGGATTGATATCAAAATATCGAACCATAGCAAATGGGTCCGCTGCAAGAAGGCTGTTTAGCGTTACGCCACCAGTCTGATCTCGAAGAGATGATGCGGCAGCGCCAGTCACATAAACAGCAGCCTGGGCAGCAAATTGGTCAAGAACGTTTCGAGAATCGTTTGCATTTGCAAGCCTTGACTGATATAGTTCATTTCCAGCCTTGACCTTTAGACCAGAAAGAGTATTGTTATATGAGATGATGTTGCCCTTAATTGAGTTATACAACTCGCCGCCAGTAATACCAGCAGCCTCCATCTCAGCCAACTTACTCTTTGCCCACTCAATGTAGTTTTCAGTCTTCTTAATCTGTTTACCAGTTGACTTGTCTTTGGCAGCGTTTACCTTATTGTATTCGACGTCAACCTCTGCGTTCCAGATGGTTGTAAACATCTTATTCTTAAGGTCGAATGCAGTTGCAGACTCAGGGTCAATCCCTCGGAATGCAGCCTCTACTCGGCTCTTGTACTCAGAACCAGAAAGCATACCGCTGCTTAGTGACGTAGCCTCTCGGTCCATAATGGTGTCTGCTCGGTAAACGAGGGCATTCTCCTGCACCGTGCCTTCGAGCAGCCCAATTGCAGCGTCCGTCTTGCTAAGAAGTTCTTCATATGTTACAGCGCCGTTCTTATACTGACCGCCAACAATCTCTACATACTCAGCAGTCTTTGACGTTAGGACAGCCTGAAACTCTGCGCGCTCCTCGTCGCTTAGTTCGCCGCTAGAGAGAAGAGACGAGATCTCATCGTAGAAGTCCTCGAAGTTGTCGCCCATGCTTGCGTTGAATGAACTGGTCGCAGCCTGAACGTTTCGAGCACGCTCCTGTCGAAGCGCACTCTCTCGCATATTGACATAGTATGAATATTCAGCAGAGTTTGGATCAAGACCCTGTAGGCGCGAGTCGACATACGCCTCGATATCAGTCCCAGTTGGAACTGCCCCACCGTACTCAGTCTGGTCCTGGAATGCATTAAACAGAGCACGCTCGTTCATCGAGATGCTCTGCTGTACGAGACCACTGATAAACGAACTGAGGTTAGATGACCCAGTCGTTGCTCGTCCAAATCGTCCACGTCGTGCCATTATGCGGGTACCTCACCTTCGGGCGCTGCGTTTTCTGCGAGCGCGTTTTCTGGGGTAGCCTCTGCTGGAGGCTGTGCTTGATTCTCTGGCTGGTTAAGCGACTGCGTACCAGCCGCTGGTGCCTGAAGGGTACGGGCGGTATTCGCCACGCTTGCCTGCTGTTGGGCGAACTGTTCGGCAGCCGCCTGCTGCTGCTGGATCCCCATCTGCTGGAACATCTGCATCAGGTTCGCCATTGCCATGACGGATGATGGGTTGAGGGTTGCATCGGTCTGCTCCTCGCGGATGACAATCATCTCGCCCTCTGGGTCTTCTACGCCCACACGATCCATTGCGCGTTCTGCGCTCCAGATGCGGTTTTGGACAAGGTTGATTGCTGTCTGTGCCAGTTCGAGCGTGTCTCGTGGCGTGAGTTCTGGCGGGGTGATGTCGAGTCGGTAGTTTCCACCAAAGACAAGACCAACCTCTGGCTGCTTTGTCTCCCACATCTGTGCGCACATCTTCCACACCTGCTTAATCCAGGAGTAGAGCAACTTGCGCTTTGGGGCAATGCGTGCCTCATAGTTGGCGACGAGAGACGCGATGGCACGGGATGACCCAAGCACGCCCGAAGGGGCGAGCCCGAGGAGGAGGTCATTAAGCCCCGTAACCACCGCGATCTCTCTGTCGACTCGTCGATTATAGTCTTCGATTTGGAACTGAGGAATGAATGGGGAGATCGATCGGATCTCATTTCCAGGTCCAGGTGCAGCCATCTTCCCAGGCTTTGGGATCGCATTGGCTGGAACTTCGTCTGGCGCTTCTGGTCCGACCAACTGGAACATCTGTCCACCGATAACCGAGTGGATCATCTGCGCCTGATTGGTGATGCGCTCGTCCTTCTCGCGGAGCAACTGCTCCACATCGTAAAGTTCTGGCTTACCGTATGGGCTTCCAGGGACTTTGGCGTTTGCTAGAAGAACGTACGGGATCTCACCGCGGTATTCTGCGTGTCGGCTGTTCTTAACAAGTGTATTGCCGACGAAGATTGCGTTGTAGACTGTTGGAGCCTTGCCAGGTGCTCCTGGAACCTTGTACCAGTAGTCATACACCTCGACCTGCTGCATCTCGTACGGCGTCTCGCGGCGGAGCGGGTTGCGCTCAAACTGATTCTGGTAGACGTTGGCAATCGGGTCGTCATGCGTGGATGCCGTGTAATTGTACCACTTGCCGCCCTGCTGGGTGGCGACGACCTTGATGCCGTAGTCCTCTTCGACCGCCTGCGGGCTCATGCCGTAGGTGTAGAGCGCCCAGTCGAGTCGGCTGAAGTCGGACATACCAAACCCAAGGTAAAGGTTTTCTGGCATCTCAACGATGCGTAGGCGAGGGAGGTTATTCTCCGCGTCCCAATAGACCTTACCAGCGGTGTATCCGTAGAGTGACTTGATGAAGCAGGCGTCCTCAAGGAGCACGTCAAACTGATTCTCTTCTGCCCATCGGAAGAAGAGACGCTCAGCGTTTGCTGCCATGAGGCGGGAGTCCTTGTCCTCACCTGCAGGAATATAGTTGATGACAGGCATGACCGCCTGCAGCGATGCGGGAATGTTGACATACGCGGCGTGCACGTTGACTGAGACGTGTGCTCGACCAGCGGTTCGCGCAGTGGCGTCGTCCGCCCAGTGATCAGCACCGCCAAGCGTGATGATGTTTGGATGATAGAGATTGTCGAATCGACGGAAGAGTGCGCGAAGACGATTCTGCTCTGGCTCCGAGGTCTGCTTGCGCATGAGCACTTCGCCGAAAAGATTAAACTCGAAGTTGGTATCTGGGTTAACGTCCTGGACTTCGAGGCTTGTCTTGAGCATCTTGACGGATGCAGACTGCGTATCGGTTAGGCGTTCCATTTCAAGTTTGGCAAACCGCTTGTTCAGTGGTACGCCCTTGCCGCCAGCACTTGCATTCATTGCGACTGGTGACGTAGCGACCGCAGGACCCGTTGCTCGAATGCCGCTTGCCGCCTTCGTTACGGATCGAGAAGCAGCGCCTCGGGTAATCGTGGCTGGGGTGGCTTGCGTGACGAGTGGATTACCGCCGCCCATAGGCTCTTGAATAACCTCACCCCTTGAAAGACGTCGAGCCTTGTCGACAGCCTTGCCGATTGACTTAATCTGCGCTGGCGTGGCGACATCTGGGTCAGTCGTGTACTGACCAGGGATTGCCCTGGTTCCCTGGAATGCGCGTGGAACGCCTCGAACTTTAGCCATTAATCACTTCCTCCGTAATAGGAAAATACTGGGTCTTTGACTGGTTGATCTGGATTCCTCGATGCGTACCATACGGCAAGCGCGAGAGCCATTACTGCGTCTGTTTCAAGTTTCTTATCGTTAAGTTTGTACGACAGCAACTGTCTGCGTAGGTCGTCCCATGGCTGTCCTCGCGGGAAAACCAGTTCTTTCTTGTCAAGCATCGACTTCAACGTCGCAAGGAGCACCAACTTCTTGGACTTAGTCCCACCGAAGTCGTATCCCCTGAGTGGCTTAATGACGTTGAACTCTTGCCGAAAGAGCCGACCGCCCATACCAGTCTCATCGACGATCGTTGTGCAGAAAGCGCCGTCCTGTTGATACAACAGTGCGTTCTCCCGAACCATGTTTACCACGGACGGAATAGTTTGCTTTCCAATTCGTCGTCTTGCTCGTACTCCTCTAATTCGCTTTCGGTCTGAGTAATCGAGTACGACCGACCATGTTGAGTCAGAAGAAATACCTGGGTCACATCCCTGGACATAGCGATGTCCCCTTTGTGGCGGACATTCTGTATCAGTGTCAGGATCAAAGGATCCGTCGATGGACTGCGCTGAGAAGTATGCGTCTCGCGCTTCGATGAAGTATCCGTCGACGTTTTGCGGGACGAGGTATTCGGCTTGCTGGCGGACGATCGCTTCAAAGTTTTCTTTGGTGAGTCCGTATCCAACATTTTCGCGGGTTGAAAGCCGAAAGGAGATAAACTGTGCATCCCGTCCTGGGTTTTCGGGATTTCCCATTTCCCAGAGGTCGGAGTAGTCGCCGATGCCTTCCGTCGGCGTTCCGATGAAGTGGAGCGGACCACCCGTGGAGAGGCGTCGGAGGTTGAGGACCTCTTGGTAGATCTCCACCAAGTGGGGCTCGAATGCCGCCTCGTCGAACGAGATCCCATTCATGTCCTTCCCGAGAAGCGCCTTCGCTTTCTCCTGTGTCGTTCGGAAGTGAATGCTCGCCCCACCAACTACTGGGTGGAACTTAATCCAAAGGTATTCACCTCGGTACTTCTTGTCCAGCGTGGCAATGTTCCCGAGTTCCTTCGTCAGCGCACACCCTCTTCCCTTTTGGGCTGGGTGATTACCAGAGAGGATTGATGTAATCTCTCGATGAACGAGTTCAGCAGTTTCTTGCTGGATTCCTACGTGGTACCATTCGTACGGGATGTTTGACCATCGTCGGGCGTCTGAGGGATCGTCAGGTTTTGGCTGTTGAATGCCCATTTTGTACAAGGCGTGGTGAAGGCAGAGGATCGCCATCGCCATCGTTTTCCCCGCACGATTTCCCGCGGATACAACCGTCGTAAGGTATTTTGGTCGGTATCCCGAGTCATCGCGCTCCGCGCAGGCACGCCACCAGTCAATTTGTCCTCGGTGCCCATCGATATTGAGCCAGCGCCGAGCAAAGAACTCGATGTCAGTGCGACCGAGAGCCAGATCTCGTGCAGTTTCATTACCGACCACGAGTCCCCTTGTTACGTGCGCTGATCGCAGAAGCCTTGCGCTTGGCGTCAGCCTTGCTGCTCGCGCCCCACGCTTGGAGGCTTAGCAGTAGTCGGGTCGGTCGACCCTTCTCGTCACGTTCTGGTCCTGGCATCCCACCCATGCGAGCGAGGAATGATGCGCGGCGGGGATTGTCGCCCTTCTTGACGGGAGCCTTAAGCGTCCCGCCAGTCTGCGCTTTGTAGGATGCGCGACCCTTGGCGTTAAGACCGCCCTTTGGGTTCTTGCCTTCGCTGCGCTGCCATGCTGCACTGCGTGCCATTATCGCACCTCGTTATGATAGTATAGAACTCGATCGCAGAAGGCGATAGAATTTGCCTTGTCTACAATTCTGTTAATAAAGGTTCCGTCCGCCTCGTAGTGACGATCGGAGTACCCAGCAGCCCTTCCCTTGTCAATCTGGACGATGTAGTTTCCAGAAGTAGAACTTCCAAGCCTAAACTTAGGATGTGAGTCCTTAGACCACCCACAGTATACCACATCATTGCCAGACTCTGCAAGTCTCATCATGTCTAGGATGTAATCTGGGTGGTAGGAGTCATCGTGGTTGAACCACCCAGCGTAGTCCGAGGTTGCCAGATCGAGTCCTTTTGCGCGCTTTGCGTGACCCCAGTCTCCCAGGTTTGGCTCCTCGTAGAAGCGAACCTTCGGGAACTCGGATCGCAAAGCGGTCAGGTCGATGTCTGACGCTAGGGCGATGATCTCGTCTGCTTTCCGAACCTGCCATTCGTGAAGATCCCTTAAGATCCGTCGAAGGTTCTGCTCATCCGCATGGGCAGTCACAATCGCCGTCAGAGTCGCCATTGATCCTCCCAATAATGTCTGATGTAGATATGCCCTTGGTATAGGGGACATACAGCATCTTGATTGCTCTGTTTGTTAGCCATTCATCGTCGATGCCAAGTTGATGAAGAAGGTCTTGACCGAACCAGTCGTCCCCGTGTGCAATGTAAGCGATCTGTCGGTCAGTGATCCTATCGATGGTCAACCCTGAGTTTTCGTCACCGATGTTAACACAAACGTCGTCGACGTATTTGCATCCAGCAAGCGCCTCCATGCGCTCCCCAAGCGTCATGATTGGAGCCCTTTTGTACCGAGAAGCAAAATCGTCAGTGTTTAGTGAAACAATAACTGGACCATACTTCTGGCACTCACGGAGGAAGTTCATGTGACCGTAGTGGAACATGTCAAATGTTCCGCCGACGTAGACCCAGTCCTTTGTCATTCCTGAATCTCGTGCACGGGCTTGGCTTCGATAATCTCGTACGTAGTAGTAGCCCCGCCGAGGATCTGCGCTAGTGAGACCATAAGGTCCCGATCGGCGGTCTTATCGTTCCGCTTATCGATCATCTCTTGTGCTCGCAAACCCTCGGAGAGCGTTGGAGCCATTGCCCCAGTTTCTACTTCTGAAAATACGTAATCCCTGACCAGCGTTGCAAGGTCTCGATGGGTTGCCTTGATGGTCTTCTGCGCCTGCTCCATCTTCTTCACCGCTTCAATGCGGGCAGATTCGTGGGGAGTCGTCAGATGTTCACGCTTATGCTTTCCAAGAGTATTTCGACTGATGTAATATCCTTCAGTCTTTAACCAATCTGCAATCTTCATGTCTGGCATTCCGTCTTTCATCCGCTTGTTGATCAACTCAACCAGCGGGGATCGGCAGACGTGGCACCCAGTAAGAACTGGGGCAAGGTCCCTTGCGTCCACTTATCCCTTGAGACCGAACGCCTTGTCCTCTGGGTTCAGCCAGCGGATAACGACTGGTACAACGGCTGCGACTCCTGCGGCAAGGACGGACTTCCACCCATCAATACCAAAGTCAAATGCGCCGCCACCAAGGACGATAAACTGCGCGAGGCAGGCTGCTAGGAAAGAGCGTGCCCATGATGCGATTGTTGCCTGTACTGACTTGCTCATGATATCTCCTACTTCTTGATGATGACGCACCGACGATGCGGAGCCTCACCCTTACTTGATGCGATTGCCTTTAACTCCTTCTCGGATACCAGGCACGCATATTTCTCTGCCTTTAGACCTGAGAACGTTGGGTCAGCGAACTGGAACCCGAATTCCTTATCCCAAACAGCAGCAGCCATGTGTCCGTAGGTAGCACCTGCGTGCCGACCAACAAACCGCTTGTGCCATGCGCTAATCGCTTGTGGCGGGTAGAATCGCGCAGCCTGGACATTGATGATGACGGCAGCGCCAGCCTTGAGGCTCTTGACTACATCGTCCCAGTCCCGAGCCCATCGACCGTTTGCGCCGAGGACATTGCAGGTCTTGATGATCTCCGAGAGGTCGGTGGCATTATCAGCCACACCAGGCTTGTCCTTGCGACCAGTTGCCTTCTCCTTTGCCGCAACGCCTTCCTTGGCGGTTATTTCCTTGCCAAGGACCCACGAAGAT